AATTAGAAGGTGTTAAGAAAAGTGGCGATGGTTATACATCTCGGTGTTCAAATCATCCCGATAAACGAAATAGCCTCTCAATTAAAGAAGCTGAGGGTAGTATCCTATTGCATTGCCATGCAGGGTGTGATACTAAAGATGTAATTGAATCACTTGGTTATACTCTCAAGGATTTGTTTGCTGAAAAAGTAACTCAACAGAAAAGAAAAATCAAGAATATTTATGACTACGTTGACCTGACAGGCAAGTTAATCTATCAGTCGATTCGATATGAGCCAAAATCTTTCAGCCAACGCCGTCCTGACCCTGATAATCCAAAAAAATGGATATACAATTTAAAGGGTGTTCAGCCACTTCCTTACAATCTTCCTAAAGTTATTGATGCTATCAAAAAAGGTACAGCAATTTTCATAGTCGAGGGTGAGCGGGACTGTGAGAACCTATCTTCTAAACTTGGACTTGTCGGCTGTACAAACTCTGGCGGTGCAGGCAAATGGAAAAAAGAGTTCACTCAATACTTCAGTTCAGCCAACATCATTCTCATACCTGATAATGACGCTCCCGGCAGAGAGCATGTACAGAAGGTCGCAACGATGCTTCATCCAGTTGCATCATCAATAATCATGGCAGATATTAGTGGTATGTCAAGAGGTCAGGACATCTCAGATTGGATAGCCGCAGGAGGCACAAGAGAAGAACTTATTGAGATTGCCCAGAACTCACCGATATGGACTCCTGATGTTATCAAGACAGAAGAAATTAAGACCGTTTATAAAGACCCTACATATTCACCATTCAAGATTCTGGGAAGCAATGATGGCGTATATCACTATATGCCAAACGAAGACCTTCAGCTTGTCAGCATGTCACCTGAACAGCATTCGCAAGCAAATCTGATTGCTCTCGCTCCTTTACGGTGGTGGGAAGAAACATTTCCATCCAAGAGAGGAACTGATTGGAACTCCGCAAGAAACTACCTATTCCGAAACTCAAAAAACATGGGAATCTATGATTCAAAAAAACTGAGGGGTTGTGGAACATGGTCTGATGTTGGTCGAGTTGTACAACACAATGGCAACTTACTGATTGTCGATGGAGTGGCAACTAAGATTGAAGACTTCGACACATCATTTATATACAATGCCAGCTATCCAATCGAAACATCCCAAACAAATCCAATATCAAATACTGAAGCAATTAAGTTTCTTGAAGTGTGTCGAATACCTTCTTGGGAAAAATCTATCTCAGGCACATTACTTGCTGGATGGTGTATGATTGCTCCTATTTGCGGAGCATTGTCATGGAGACCACATATATGGATTACTGGTGCGAGTGGCACCGGCAAAACGTTCATAGCTGATAATTTAGTGAAACCTGCTCTGGGACACACTGCAATGAATGCTCAGTCAAATACAACTGAAGCAGGAATCAGACAGTGGCTTGGAATAAATGCGTTCCCCGTGATGTTAGACGAGGCGGAGGGTGAGGATAGGAAAGCCAGAGACAGGCTTCAGAGTGTGCTTGAATTAATGAGGCAGGCATCATCAGAGACAGGTGCTCCGATTGTTAAAGGTTCTTCACACGGTCATGCCATAGAGTTCAAAATCAGGTCATGTTTCTGCTTGTCATCGGTTGGTGTGAATATCAGACAGAAATCAGACGCATCCAGAATCACAGTTCTATCTCTCGTGAAGGCTCATCCGAAAGATTGGCAAGAAATATTTGAGGACTTAAAGGACAGCCTCAAGATTATAAATTATGACTTCTGTGCTGGTATGAGAGCAAGAGCAATCAAAATGATTCCTGACATCAGAGCAAACGCTAAAACATTCGGAAGGGCTGTTGCTGAGAAGTTTGCAAATCAGAGGATTGGAGACCAGTTCGGGAGTCTCATTGCAGGTGCTTATGCGTTGACATCTGACTCACGTATTTCATACGATGCTGCTGTGATATGGATAGAGAAACAGGACTGGGAGAATCAATCTTCAATCGAAGGTCTCACTGATGAAGTCAGGTGCTTGAACAGAATCCTCGAATATACCATGACATATATGGTTGAAAAGGACAGAGTGGATAAGACTGTTTCAGAAATACTATATGAGGATGAAATATCAATCCAAGCAAAGAATGCAATGGAACGTATCGGCATAAAATATGAAGACATTCTTGATGACAGGTTTATGATTATTTCAGACTCACATGCAGGGATTCAGAAGATTCTTAAAAACACAGAGAACGAAGACGGCTGGAGTAGGATTCTTAAGAGATTTCCTGAAGCGACAGTCAAGACTGCCAGATTCATGGGTGTGGTACAGAGAGCCACTATGATTCCAACAGATAAAATATTTTAATGGATGACTGGGTGCTGATGGTCAGCCTCGATGCTGTGAATATAGATTTGCAGAAACGGCACTCAAACGCGCAAAGGAGGTTACAAATGAAAAGGTCTGATTTTTTCTTATCGTTACTTACGTTACCGGTGACTGGTATATCAAAGCCGGAGCCGGAATTAACAGATGATGAGTTGAAATATTTGCAGAAAGTTAAACGTAATATTGTTATTGACGAGGACATAAACCTTATCACAATTGGGGCACTGGACAATGTATAAATGCAAATGCGGTTGGCAGGGGTATCAGCCAGCGTATGTGAGAACGTTTGATACAACTGCAACATCTTGCGGTAGTGATACAATAAGTGTAGATAATAAAGAACCACTATCAAACGCAACCTGACCGCTCTGTGGCGTGCCCGTACGAGAAGATCAATGGTGACTAAAACATGCAAAAATTGCAGATATAGGAAAGACCCTCTGGGTTACGGAATGGCTTTTTATCACTGTTTATTTCATAAGTGTAATATATTAAAATCAAAAACTCGCTCGTATTATTGCAACAACCATAAACACAAAAGGAGATATAATGACATTTTTAAAAAGTGTGGTTATAAATGGAACTGATTATGTCAAGCATACATGCAGAGGCTGACACAGAAATGATGTTTCATGTGTGTTGTGCGGCTATCCAAAAGAAAGGGGGTGAGGGTATGGGTGAGGAGTAAAATGCTATATTTAGGGCGTGATTGGAGTTTGTTTACTGCAAAAATGGGCGGACTCCAGTCTTTAAAAAATCTAACTAAGGAGTATTACAATGGACGAAAATGACGGAATCCAACTGAAAAGAAAACCAGCACATATCTCTGCTGAGTTTAAAGATGAGAATTACAGAATTGATGAACTGGAGAAACGAATCACTGAACTGGAGAGACTAATTCATGCAAAAACAGACATGCAAAGGGTGTAAATACCTTAAAGATGCTGGCACTTTTTATGAATGTGCCCGTGATATGCTGGTGGTGATTGATGTTAATAGTCCTATTTGCAACACTACTCCCATTGATTACTTAGCAATATGCGAGCAGTGTCAGTATTTCGATGGGTCAGGTTGTGAGAATCCACTGTTCAGACAGGGTGTCTGCTACTCACCTATATGTTTCAAACACTATGTAGGTGATGCACAGCTGCCCCACAGAGCAAGGAAACTCATGCAGTTGAGTGTTGATATGCAAAAGCAATTTGATGTGCTTAAATCGGCTCTATTGAGGGAATTTAGTGCGTCTGAGAAGATGTTAGAGTTTTACGGAAAGGAGTTAAGAAAATGAGGTGTAACAGGTGCAATAAACAAGATGTAAAACTCTGGGCTTATTGTGAAGATTGTATTTGTGAAGATTGTATGAAAATAATTGCCAAATCAGAGCCGAATTTCTTTGATATTTGTGAGAAATGTGACACTAATAGTGGCAAAAAATCCTTCTTTTGTGACCAATATCCCGGTCGTCTCATCGACCATTCTGTAACAATTCACTCTCCAATTTGCATTTTTCATGTTGTAAAAGACAAAAATATTAGTGAAAAAAGTAAAATTATCATTTCTGAATTTATTAAAAAACATAAAAATTTAAAGTCAAAATTGGACGAAATCAGTGAAATTATCACTAAATAGCCCGTTTTTGTTACAAACCTGTTACAAAAACTTTGAACAAAAACAAGTACTTACAACTGTTTGTAACAGCTCTGTTACGGAATGTTACAAAATTTTACCGCTGTAAGCCTTATTATATATATATATTTACTTCATAAGATATATATATATGTTACAGTATTTAGAAATATACACACTCCTATGTGAGTGTCTCTGTATAAATTATAATTTATTTATTTTTATATTTACGTATGTATGTGTATATTTCCCTGTTACATGTAACATTTTTTAGAAAAATTCCTGTAACTGATATTAAATTAACATACTTGGAAGAGAAAAAAAGTGTAACATCCTGTTACAAGATTGTTACAAAAGTTATTAAGTGTATGTTTATTAACACCGTTAACTCTGTTACAGTAAATTTACTTGTTATTTTCAAAATATTATGCTATTTTCATAACTGTGGGAGTAATCTCATTTCTTCATTCAGTTCTTCTTGGAGTCTCAGACGCTGACATCTGAGACTCCTAAAATAAACGAGGAAACAGATGCCAAAACTTACTCCAAAAATGAAACTCTTTTGTGACCTATATGTGACCACTCATTATGGCAATGCAACTCAGTCGGCAATACATGCAAATTACTCCAAAAAAACAGCCAACAGAATAGCATCAAAACTATTGTCAAAAGTTGTCATTAAAGAATATATTGCAAAAAAAGAAACCGAACTTCACTCCAAACTAAAAGCAAACCATTATAAATACTTAAGGCTGTTAGATATTAAAGCAACGGCAAGTCTAAAGGATTTACATGATGAAAATGGCAATCTGAAAAGAATATGTGACTTGGATGATGATATTGCTTATACTGTCTCATCAAAAAAGAGCATCAGAAAGAAAGATGGTGAAGAGTATGACACTATTGATGAAATAAAGCTTGGGAGTAGAACAAAGGCACTTGAAATGCTCATGAAAATTCAGAAACAATATGAAGACCATATTCCACAAGACTTGACAATTAATGTGAATATTATGAAAGATGAATAATATATGGCAATAGATGTCAACATTCCTGAGAGCGCAATTAATCCTGTATATCGACCATATATTAATGACATGACTCCATTACAGATATTCTTTGGTGGGTCATCTTCAGGGAAATCAAAATTTGTTGTTGCTCAAAGAGTAGTCATTGATATGATGAAAGGCGGCAGGAACTATCTCATATTAAGAAATGTTGGTAAGTCAATCAAAGGTTCAGTGTTTAATGAGATGCTTAAATGTGTTCGTGAGTGGAATGTTGATGAGTTATTCACATTCAATAGGTCTGATTTCACTGTTACCTGTCATAATGGGTATCAGGTTGCTTTCTCGGGACTGGATGACCCTCAGAAGCTGAAGTCAATCATTCCACCAAAGGGAGTCGTCACTGATATTGTTTTTGAGGAAGCCACTGAAAATAATTATGATTCATACAAGGAAATTAGTAAGAGGCTTAGGGGTGGTTTAAAGTCTATCACAAAAAGAGAAGTATTTCTATTTAATCCAATCATGAAGACTCACTGGATATTTAAAGAGTTTTTTTCAGGTAGATTCCTTGATAGTGACACACTGTATCATGACGAGAATATGCTGATTCTGAAAACGACATACAAGGACAACCTGTTTTTAACTAAACAGGATATTAAAAGGCTTGAAGATGAAGCGAATCCATATTTCTATGATGTTTATACACTGGGGAATTGGGGAGTGCTTGGTGACCTTGTGTTCGACAATTGGAGAGTTTCCAATCTAAGTGAGATTATAAATAGCATGGGGACATACAAGAATGGAATGGATTTTGGTTTCACTAACGACCCCTCATGTGGAATCAGGTCCTCAATGGTGGATGACACGATATATATTACTCATGCATTCCATGATTATGGGATGATAAACAGTCAGATTGCAGATGAGTGCAGAAAGATGATGCCACTTGCAACTGATGAGCAGGGATGTCAAGAGAAGATACTTGCTGACAGTAATTATCCAAAAGACATCTGGAGTCTCAGAAATGACTATGGGATCCACATTTATGGTGCGAGTAAACCACCCGGCTCTGTTCTATCAGGCATCAATTGGCTAAAGGAATACAAGATTGTCATCCATGAGGAGCTTCAAGATGTTATAAATGAGTTTCAATTATATCAATGGCAAAAGAATAAAGAAGGTGAAGTGTTAAATATTCCAGTGAAAAAGTTTGACCATTTGATTGATGCACTGAGATATTCTTGGAGTGAGCAATCATTGCACATAGAAGACACACTTATTAATCCATCAGAATATGGGATATTCGTATAAAAAAGGAGTACATTATGGCAGAAAAGACAGTAAAAATCATTAATCAGATACTTGCTTTGACAGATGTCAACGCCATTATCAAAGAGCTGACCAAAGATAATGATTATGTAGCAAAGATTGAGACCAATCAGAAGCAGTATAGTGGAGACCACAAGGTTCTTGAGAGACCTGATAAACAGGTTGGAAAGGATGACAAGACAAAGACTGTTCCTGTTGCGAAATTAGTGGTCACATTCCAGAAGATGATTACAAGACTTGCTGTTGCATTCCTTGTTGGGAGACCTGTCAAGTATGTGCTTGACTCAGATGAAAACACAGAAGAAGCGTTCAAAGCTATTGAGGGCGTGTTTGATGCCAACAAGATGGAGTATTTCGATAGGAAAATCGTGAGAACAACCATGATTGAGACTCGAAGTGCTGAACTCTGGTATGCCAAGAATGACACATTTGATGCGAAAGCTCCAACTGACCCCGACTATATCGCATCAAAGATTGGAGTGATGCTGTTGAGTAAGAAACTTGGGTATGAGATATTTCCACATTATGACCAATTTGGTGATATGGATGCATTCACAGTATCATACAACATGGAAGTGTTTGATGAAAAGAAGAAAGCAGTTGTTGCTGTTTCCAGAATGGATGTTTACACAGCAGAGTTCTTCATATTCTATCAGAAAACAGGTGATGCGTTTGTTGAACTCTCAAAGACTCCAAATCCGTATGGCAAGATTCCTGTGATTTATTATGAGCAGGAAAACACTGAATGGAACGATGTGCAGTCTCTCATTGAGCGTTATGAAGACTTGATTTCCCATCATGCGGACGAGAATGACTATTATGCCTCTCCAATGCTTAAAATTATGGGCAAGTTGGTTGAGATGCCAGATAAGACTCAGACAGGGAAGCTATTGCAGTTCTCAGGTGTTCCTTCTCAAGATGGCAAGAAAATAGATTATGGTGACGCTGAATATCTGACATGGGAACATGAGCCAGCATCACTGAAACTTGAGCTGGAGAATCTCAAAGAATTAATATTATCCAATACAAGCACACCTGACATATCGTTCAACTCAATTAAAGGGCTGTCATCAATTAGTGGTGTAATGCTTAGGATGATGTTCTTCGATGCAACTCTGAAGGCACTGACTCACCAGGAAGTGTATGGTGAAGGATTCAAGAGAAGATTGAACCTGATTAAGTCTATACTTGCATTCACATCAGTTGCAAATGAAGCCAGTCACCAAGCTGTTGTTGCCACTCCACATTTCCAAGACCCATCACCGCAGGACATTACGGAAATCATAAGAACACTGTCTGAATCAATGGCAGGTGCTCCGATTATGTCTGAGGAAACTGCACTGAGAAACAATCCTTATGTGAATGATGTTGCAGAGGAGAAACTTGAGATGGAAAAGGATAGAGCAAGTGCGAGTGATGTGGACAGTTTTGAAGCTGGAAGTTTTAACTTGACATAATATAAATTATGTTATATAATACACACACAAGGAGAAAATAATGGAAAAACCAAAGAAAGCTCCACCAAAGAGAAGAAAAAAGGTCAAGAAGCTGACCAGTAAGAACGCCGGTATCAAGAAAGGCATCAAAATTGTTAATGATGCCATCAAATCCGGTAATCTTAAAGTAAATACTCCCCAAAACGCCGCACTCGTTGCTCTCACCGCATTCCTCGAAGCATGGAAGAAACAAGACCATGAACTCATGGTCAGACTCTCAAATAAATCATGGCAAATTGATGGACATCCGATGCTCACTGCCGAAGGATGGATATTATCATGTCTTGGATTCATGAAACCTATGTCATGGGAGATAGGAGAACCAATTAGAATTGGTGAGGCTATGACTCAGTTCCCCGTGAGAGCAATGATTAATGATAAACCATATGGCATGAATATTAATGTGCTATGTGAAACTGCTCCTTATTGCCCGTCTATTGATGGTGTATGGGGAGTGAATCCAACATCAGTAAGTCAAATGAACTGGAGTGTTATTTAATGCTTCTTGACCATGAATACAAAAACTTGAGCAAAGCACAGATTCTATCCAAGAATAGAGAGATGAAGAAAATATTCACTCAGTTGGAGAAGGATTTATCTGATGTCATTCAACACTCAAGAATAAAATATCCAACTGACTATGGTTCAAGAAACCTGTTCCGATATAACAAGAGTCTTGCAGTTAAGATTGACAGAGTGCTGAAACAATACTCCGAGAATACACTGACATCCATCGAACAGGGAGCATCAGCACAATGGGCATTGGGAAACGATAAGAATGATGCTATTATTCAACAGGTATCGAGCTTTACAAAGAATCCTAATCCTGCAATCATCAACGGAATGCAAGGTCTCAACCTTGTGGCTCTTGACCAATTCATTTCAAGAAAACAGGCAGGATTGAACCTGTCTCAGCGAGTGTGGAATATAGTTGGAGAGCAGAACAAGGATATGTTGGAAACTTACTTGGCATCAGGTATCACAAGAGGAAGGTCTGCTCAGAAAATAAGTCAAGACATCAGACAACTGCTAAACGAACCTGAGAAACTGTTCAGGAGAGTGCGAGACGCTGATGGCAACCTTGTTTTAAGTCAATCTGCTAAGGCATTTCATCCGGGCAGGGGAGTGTATCGGTCATCAGCTAAGAATGCTCGGCGACTGGCGGCGACAGAGACTAATATGGCATTCCATAACAGCGATTTCCTGAGAAGACAGAGTCTGCCATTTGTGAAGGGAGTGTTGGTGAGATTATCAGCCGCTCATCCTTTGGAAGACATCTGCGACTCACTTGCCGGACCGTATCCAAGAGGTTTCATGTTTGAAGGCTGGCACGCTCTGTGTTTGTGCTACACAACTTCTCTGATGTATTCGAGGTCAGAAGTTGCACACTATCTGAAGACAGGTGAGCTTGACAAGAGACAGTATATTCGAAGCATTCCGAAACCTGCATCAGCGTATATCAAGGAGCATGCACCGGCGTTTCATAGGATGAAGAACCAACCATATTTTTTGGAAAAGAACTTCACAAAGGATTATAAGCTAAGAAAAGATGTTGCTGGAGCGAAGTCAGTGAAGACTCAGTTCCCGACAACAGGTGCGCCTGTGACAGTGCCATATATACCTGCCAAGACTATTAAGGAAGCTGAACAGTGGGCAACGAATAATATAGTTAAACAGGGTGGTACTGTAAGCTTTAGTGGTATAAAAGATATAGATGTTATAAATGAAATTAATAAGTCAATGAATTTATTAGAAAAGGAATATGGAATTAAATTAAATAAAATAGTAACAAATAAATTGCCCGCAACAGCGGAATTATTATATGTAGCGCATACGAAGAATGCTATAATACGGAATGGCGAATTTATAGGATGGGAACATGGGAGAAAGTTAGCAATAAATATTAATTTTTTTAATTCCTTTGCAAATATAAATGATTTAAATGTACTTCTAAAAAGACAATTTCAGGCTGGTTGGTCGTATAGTGAAAATATAAAAGATTTGATTACACATGAGTATGGTCATGTATTAAGAAAAAGTGCTGAAACAATAAAGGTATTGGATGATGTAGGGTTAAAAGGATTATCTAAGTATGCAGAATATAGTGGAAGTGAATCAATGGCTGAAATATTTTTAAAATATAAAAAAGACGGCATAAACAGTTTAAATAAAGAATGGATTGAGTTCTTTAATAAATATTCTGAAATAGGATTATAAAATGTATATAACAATACCTATATGTCTAAGATGCAAAAACTTTATTGATGATAAAAAATTTACATGCAAGGCATTTCCCAATGGTATTCCTGATGAAATACTTTATAATGGAAACTCTCACACCAGCCCACTCACTGACCAGAAGAACAACATTGTATTTGAGAGGAAAGAATAATGAAACCATATGACAAAGATGCAGTATGTGAGAAATGCGGGTGTATGGAAAACACAAGCACGTATTATGCTAAAGGTGATGTAAAAAATGTGATGATATTACATAGTGCATCACTCAGTTATCATGCAGAAGCAATAGCGGTCAATCGTGAACATATCGTCCGGAGCTGTTCTAACTGCGGATATGAATGGCACGAAATACCTTTGAGCTCGAAGGAGAAAAACTCATGAGAAAAAAACGAATTGCAGTAGTATGCCTTCAGGGACTCGATAACTTCCTGCAATGGGTCGCTCCGCTCAATGATTATTACGAGATGAAGATATTCATCATCAGAAGCAAGGATGATGTTGTCAAAGCAGTTGGATATGGAGATGTCATCTGGTGTGAGTGGGCGAATGAGTCAGCTATGATGGTCACGAAATACCTTGCAGAATCAGGGAATAAGAATGACAAGAAAGTTATTGTCAGACTCCATTCCTACGAAGCATTGGCAGGGTATCCAAGAGAAATCAACTGGGATTATGTAAATCATGTCGTTTATGTGGCTGAACATGTACAGGAGATTATCAACACCTTCCACAATGATTTAAACATCAATAACAAAGTCCAAAATACGATTGTTCCCAACGGGGTAGATATTGAAAACATCAAACTCAATAAAGAAACGGGTGGAAGGAAAATCTGCTCTGTTGGTGCAATATCTCACAAGAAAAATCCTGCAATGCTGTTCCAGATATTCAGAGCCTTATTGGATGTTGATGATACGTTTAAACTGCATGTGGCAGGGGCGTATCAGGAAGCCAGATATGAGATATATATCAATCACATGATAAGAGAGCTTGATTTGGTTGGTAAAGTTGTGATGCATGGCAATGTGAATGATATGAACAAGTTCTATTCAGACAAGGATTTCATCCTGCATACGTCAATCCATGAGGGTCACTGTGTTTCGATTACTGAAGCGATGGCAAGAGGCATCACACCAGTTGTGCATAATTTCTACGGTGCTGACAAGCAGTATGGAAAAGAGATGCTGTATAACACAGTGAATGAGGCAGTTGATATGATATGTGATGCTGTCTCGCAACCTACGAAGCACAGAAACTATATCACAGACAACGGATGGACACTCAAGAATCAGGTGGAGCAGTTCAGTAACATCATCGAATCAGTCACTGGAAATGTTATTATGGGAGATTCGGAATGAGAGATAAAATTTTTAAACTATTCTCAGCCATTGGCGTTATATGTTTTATGTCAATTCCTGTTATCGGAATAATTGCAGTATGGGGAAATAATGATATATTATATACGAACTTGGTCATGACTTCTCTATGTGCTACAATTATTTGTTTTGTGGTGGTGCTGATTATAGAAAACACTTAATTATAATTGGTGACAATTTGTCTGATGAACCTACAAGAAAAACTTGTAAGTTGGGAGACCAAGCATGACAAAAGTATGGAACTCAATCTGGGATAGTTACAAGAACTTATCCACTGAAAGAATCATGAATGAACCAGCAGGAATGACTCAGAGAGCAGAGTTTGCTGAACTGTTGATGATACACTTTAAATTGAAAGGTCAATCTATCCTCGAAGTTGGCACGGGCACTGGTCAATACTGCATAGAACTGTCAAAGCATGGTGCTGACTGTTGGGGAATTGACTTGGAGCAGGGTAGCATTGACCTTGCGAAAAGAATGGCAAGCGACTGTCAGTCTCCTGACGACATGTTTTCAAAAGAGGACTTGTTCGACCTGCATCCAACCACTAAATATGACATCGTATTCAGCATGGGAACTGTCGAGCATTTCACTGAGACAGAAATCATCACTATGTTCAAGAAGATGTCAGAGATAGCAGAATATGTTGTCGTTGGAGTTCCGTATTCAGGGTCTCATGCGTATATGTTTGCAAAAGAAATGTCAATGGCAATGAATACATGGGAATATGGTGTTGAGAATGACTTCTGGACGCTGAAGAATTTGTTTGAAAAGTCAGGCTTGAAAATGATCGATGAACAAACTATTGGTCTTGTATCTGAAGCTATGTATCTGAAACGTGTTAATCATCAGCTTATTCCGATTCAGATTGCGATCAATGAGCAGAAAAAGAAAGAAGGTAAACCATATGGAAGCTGGCTCATATCAATAGGGAGAAGCTGATGAACATAGTAAAAGAGAAAGCAAAGAAAAAGTTCGCCGCATACAGAATCACTATTGATGTTGAGTCTCTTGAAGAAAATGAAGGACTTCAAAATATCTTGCATCTTGCTTCAAATTGTATATGGCACTCTGAAGGGAGAAAAACTCCTTTTGGAGTTGTAACAGATACATGGCATCAATATAAAAAGGAACGTGATATATTAAAAAAACTATTTGATGCATTTGAATTTAATAGACCATCAGGGGTACGATTATGAATGTATCAACTGAAGTTCTGGTGGATACCCTCGAAAAACGTATCCTGCCCGGTGAGAAAACAATCCTGTATGTTGGCATAAAATACGATTACGGGAATCCTGAGTGGGGATTAAGTTATGAGCATCACAACTGCTATCAGACATTCCTGAACATGGGATATTCAATGGTGTATTTTGACTATATGAGAATAATGCAGGAATTTGGTATTGAAGTAATGTCAAAGATGCTTGAAGAAGCAGTGTATTATTACAATCCTGACGTGATGTTCTATTTTCATTATCACGATTGGATTAAGTATGATGTGTTGAAAAACCTGCCTGTCAAGAAATACATTTGGCTTGCAGATGATAGTTGGAGATATGACGACACAGAGCCTGTTTGGATGTTGTTTGATACAATACTCACAACCGATGCTGAAAGTAACGAGAAACGGCTTAAAAGCGGCTACAGTTCAATTCTAACAGAGTGGGCTTGCAACACATCACTATGCAGAGACATGGGAATGGAAAGAATCTATGATGTTTCATTCATTGGGGGCAAGCACAGTAACAGAGAAGAATTTATTGGGAAGCTGAGAGATGCAGGAATCAGGGTTAGAACATTTGGCAAAGGTTGGAGTGATACTGAACGAATCTCTCAGGCTGGATTGATTAAGATATACAATCAGAGCAAGATAGTGATAAACATATCATCTGACTCCGCAGGAAAAAAGATTCAGGTGAATGGTAGAGATTTTGAAGCCACTGGATGTGGGGCATTGCTTGTGACACAGGATAGTCCTGCAATCAGACAGTGCTTCAAGTCAGAGAAAGA